AGGCATTACAATAGAGATTGACGGTAACGTCTCACCGCTGCAGAAAGCGCTGTCGTCCGTCAACAAAGATTTAAAATCTACACAGCAAACCTTGAGAGCTGTCGACAAGGCACTGAAACTTGACCCGTCAAACGTCGACCTGCTCGAAAAGAAACAGAAGAGCTTACAGGACGCTGTTAAGGATACCAAGGAAAAGTTAGACCTTGAGAAGCAGGCGCTTGCCCAGCTGAAGTCTCAGGATGACGGCTCCGAGGAAATGGCTCGGAAGCAGAGGGAACTGGAGCGCGAGATCACGCAGACAGAGGCTTCCCTTGTTGGGTATCAGTCCGAACTGAATGCTACCGAGGACACCCTGAACGGAGTCTCGGACACGTCCGAAGATGCCGGTGACGCTCAGCTTGACCTGGCTGATGCAGCTGAGGAAGCAGGCGAAGCGGCAGAGGACTCCGGAAGCGGATGGACAGCCACAAAGCAGATCCTCGTAGACTTTGCGGAGGCAGCGGTCAAGGCAGCCATTCAGGCGGTCAAAGAGCTCGCCGGAGCGATGAAGGATGCTGTGGTCGATTCCGCTGCATATGCGGATGAGATCCTGACGCTGTCCACCACGACGAGCCTGTCGACGGAAACGCTTCAAGAGTTCCAGTACATGAGCGAGCTGGTCGATGTCAGCCTCGACACGGTTACCGGATCGCTTACAAAATTAACGAAATCAATGGCATCCGCAAAGGGTGGCACCGGCGATTCTGCGGAAGCGTTTAAGACTCTGGGCGTGTCCGTAGTGGATTCAAACAATCAGCTCCGGAGCTCCGAGGATGTCTTCTATGATGTCATCGACGCGCTTGGCAAGATTGACAACGAGACCGAACGCGATGCGATGAGTATGAGCATCTTCGGGAAGAGCGCCCAGGAATTGAACCCGCTCATCGAGGCCGGCACCGGCGCGATCAAAGACTTCGCCGATGAAGCGCATCAGGTTGGTTATGTTCTCGACGATGAGACACTTGCATCCCTTGGGGCAGTCGACGACAGCTTCCAGCGGATGCAGACGACCATGACGGCCACGCGCAACAACATCGTCGCGCAGATGGCTCCGGCACTTGCGGAAGGCGGCAATCAGCTCCTTGAGTTTGCTCAGTCGGTTGACTGGGAGGCAGTTGGGGCAACGATCGGCCAGGTGGTCTCCGCTATCGTGGCCTACATCCCGACTATCATCGAATATGTTCAGCAGGTCTACACGTACCTGCAGGAGAACATCATCCCGGTCATTGAGCGCGTCTGGCAGGCTGTTGAGCCGGTCGTACAGAGTATCCGCGACTATATCGTTGAATGTATGCCGGAAATCGCTGAGACTGTTGGCGCGGCCATGGAAGCAATCATGTCTGTCATTCAGACGGTATGGCCCGCTGTACAAGCGATAATCGAACACGTGATGACGACGGTCAAGAACATCATCAACATCATCACGAAGCTGATTCAGGGCGACTGGAGCGGATTCTGGGAAGCGATCAAGAAGTATGCGGATGACAGACTGAAAGGTATTAAGAACATTATTCAAAATGTTTTTAACGTGATTAAGACGATTACCACAAACGTCTGGAACAGTATCAAGACGGCCATCCAGAATCCAATCAACGCGGCAAAAACAGCGGTCAGCAATGCAATCACGTCGATAAAGAGCTTCCTCAGCAGTGTGAAATCGTCGGCGATTGTAACGACGTTTACAAACATTAAGGAAAAAATATCGGACGCAATCGAGACCGCAAAAGAAAAAGTCAAAGCCGCGATCGACAAAATAAAAGGATTTTTGAGCGGCGAGATCAGCTTCCCGCATATCAAGCTGCCACACTTCAGGGTCACAGCTGGAGAGGTCCCCTTCGGCCTTGGCGGTAAAGGCTCGCCTCCGAAGATTTCTATCGACTGGTACCGCAAAGCTATGAATCAGGCCATCCTCCTGAATGGTGCCACCATCTTCGGCGCCATGGGCGGCAATCTCATGGGCGGCGGTGAGGCCGGCAAGGAAGTCATCCTCGGCCTTGACAAGCTGAAGGAGTACGCTGGCAACAAGACTATTAACATCAGCATGACCGTGAACGCAGCTCCGGGCCAGAACGTGAACGAGCTCGCCAGAGCCGTCTCGCAGCGGATCCAGAGCGAAATCATGAATAAAAAGGCGGTGTGGGCATGAAGAACAGTTTAAGTTTTGGCGGTGTCAACTCCGCCGATTATGGCGTATGGCTGACAGGATCCGGCACGTTCTCCGCTCCGGAGAGGGATGTGGAATTCGTTGCCGTTCCTGGGCGCAACGGTGAGCTGGTAGTTGATAACGGGCGATGGAGAAACATCGAAGTCGCCTACCCGGCGAACATTCCGAGAGATTTCGATCAGAGGATGACGGAGTTCCGATCGGCTATGTGCAGACAACGTGGATACCAGCGCCTTGAAGATACATATCATCCGGATGAGTATCGGATGGGCGCGTTTGTCATGGGCATAGAGCCGGAGACAATCCCGCTTAATCGGGGTGGTGATTTTAACCTGGTATTTAACTGCAAGCCTCAGCGGTTCCTGAAGTCCGGCGAGATCCCGATCCAGCTGATGCCGTGGGTGCCGCTGACATACAGGACGCAGTACATCGTAATTAGCGGTGACTCGGTCGGGTATGAAGCGCACATCACATCAGGCGATCAGATTACAATTAAGTTTTCAACGTATGACTCAGCGCTTACCGAGTTCCGATCAGTGACAGCGACCTGCGAAGACGGCGATGTCGGATCGTTTTCGATAGCGAACCCGGATGAAGACGAGCGCTTCTGGAGGCTCGAAATCACGAACGGCATCACGGATCCTGAGCAGGTAAGGCTTCAGCTTAGGTTTGACCTGGACTACTTTGCCAGTGGAATCAAGCACGTCAACGCCACATTCGGACAGTATTTCACGCTGAAGAACCCGACTGGCTACGCATCGAAGCCGCTGATTGACTACTGGGCGATGGCCATCCCGATGACATCGTGGGAGAACTACACGAATGGAGAGCTTCAGTTCTATTATGATTTCCATTCGGATGACGTGTCAGCGGCTAACATCTTCATGAACTGCGACCTGCAGTATCTGTATGATATCGACAAGAACAATCTGACCTCGTACCTGTACCTTAACACTTCCGGCAGCGGCATCGGTGAAGGTCTTGTCTTCCCGGAGCTGAGCGAAGACGAAACGAAGTTAGACATGTACTTTACTGTCTCAAGTTATGATAAAGGGCCGGGTATCGTGTGCATCTACCCGAACTGGTGGCGCTTATGATTCCGAGACTATACGAGAATACAGATACAACGTGGAGTACCTTCGGCATCTGCCCGCTGCCTGATGCGATTTCGTGCTACGTCACGGAAGAGCGAAACGGCGAATATACCCTTGAGATGGAGTACCCGCGTGGCGGCCAGTGGGCGAACGAGATCATCGTCGACCGGATTATCCTGGCTGATCCGCATGACGGTGCTACACACGCGCAGCCTTTCCGGATCAAAGAGGTTACCTTCGACATGGCCGGGAATATGGTCATCCAGGCGGAGCACATCAGCTACCAGCTGAACAACGTCATCATCGGGATCGGCACGTACAACTACACGACCGCTGCCACGATGTGGAGCGCGATCGCAGCAGGAAGAATCGCCGGAACGAATCCGTTCACGTTTTCGAGTGACATCGCTACGGTCCGGGCGTTCGGTATTGAATACCAGGAACCTGCACCGTTCAGGAGAGTTCTGGGCGGCGAAGATGGCTCTATGCAGTACATGTTTGGCGGAGAGTTCGAGTGGGACCGCTACACGGTCAACCTCCACGCTTCCAGAGGCGCGGACAATGGCGTCAAGATAGCTTACACGAAGAACCTTACAGGGCTGACGTACGACATCGACATGACCGACATGGTGACCGGAGTCGTGGCCTACTGGAAGGATGAGAACGATCACGCCCAGAACGCACAGGCCACCACAAACGACTACGCATTTAATCACTTTGCGATTGTAGATGCTACGGAAAACTTCCCAGTGAAGCCTACCACGCAGGAGCTGAAGACATGGGCACAAAACTGGCTCGCAAGTAATGCGAAGGATCCGACGCTCTCCGTCGAAGTCCAGTTCATCCCGCTCTGGCAGACAGAAGAATACAAAGAGTTCGCGGCGCTTGAGCATGTGGCTCTGTGTGACACGGTGGAAGTCATTTATCCGCCGCTTAATATTGACATTAAGGCGAAGGTCGTGCGGACTGTCTACGATGTTCTGAGCGACCGCTACACGGAGCTGACCATCTCGACCGTTAAGAAGTCACTCGCTGACACGATTTTACAGCTTATGGAGAAGTAATCAATGAACGCACAGGAATACAATTTGAACATACGGCCCGGATACGGCTACTCGCAGACTGTTAAGGTCTCGCAGGGCGATATCGGCAGGCCGTTGGAATTCCATCTGTATGACGGAATGGACATGCTCGCAATTACGACAGGTACCGTCATTACGATTCATGCCACCAAG